GCGAGGTGGGCAAGAATTACGAGATAGAGCCTTACAGCGGTACTCGTCATCACGATGCCTTTAAGACCGTAAGCGCAGCCAATTACTACGGCCTACTGGTTTTTTTTTCGGCTACCTTAAGCAGCTCCACAACGACTTCGCAGCCGTCTTTGGTGGGGAGGGTGAGAGCCACAGTTTCACGGATAAGTGGGGCTGGTATCACGCGCTTATGGAAATTGCTGGTCAGGATATTACCAAGCTCGACACGATCATTGAATACCCGATAACAAAGGTACTGATGCACATAGCATATACTAACGACCTCAGCAAATTGAAGCGATGACATATAACAACATGGTGGAGATGTTCCGTAGGTTTACGGACAACCACTACTTCCTTAAGACCTTCGTACACGGTGAGCAACCAGAGATGACCAACGAGAAGCTCGAAGAGTACCCGTTGCTCTTTCTGCTTTACACGGGTAGCCAATATGGGGATGGCGTTGAAACGGTCAACTTTGAGGTGTATATCTTGGACTTGCCCTTGAACAAAGAAACCCGCCTTGAGAATCAGACCGAGGTGGTGAGCGATTGCAAGCAGGTAGCAGAGGACATCTTAGCAGACATTGAATTGGGAGGTAATATCTTTGTCTTTGGCGACTTGGTGAACGTGGTTAACGCAAGCATCTTGCCAGCGATAGATACTACGACCAACCTTCTAAGCGGGGTTATCTTGTCGCTCGGCATCGACATACCTTGGACTAAGGATAGCTGCAATGCACCGTTAACGGGTGTTATCCCGACAGGCTTTGCGCAGGACATCGTGAATACCGATGGGGTGGTCTTTAAGCAGTTAAGCTACTTCCAGCCCGTAGTAACATTGGACGACATCGAGGTTGAGGACATGATCGATATATTCGGGACGTTTCCCCAGCCAACTCGCATCGTTCTGACTGGTGCTACGATTGACAGCGTGGGTGTAAACCCGTCAACAGGAGAGATGACTATTGGCGTAGATTGCGCCTTCCTACCGATTGCGGTTAAATCAACCGACGATGTTATTACGCTGACGACGATCAACAGCTACCCATTAGGAGGTGTGGTTAATACGGGCGATCAACGCATCAGGCAGCAAGACAATGTGCAGATTGCTCAAGTGCCTTACCGCAACACAGTAAAGGTTATCAATGCTGACATTCAAGCTGTAACACAGACGACGGGTGTAACCGAGATTGAGGTAGTTATACCACCACCTCCTGCACCGTCAGGTATTGCTTACAAGGCCGTCGCTCCTATGAGTATGTTACCGTTGTTTACCTCAGTCAATGACAGCAGGGCTTATTTCCTCGCAGGGCGGTATGATCGCGTCAACCCAAGCCAGCCCGTCAGCTACGCTGAGATCGACTCGGCAGCAACGCAGGCGGACGTGAGGGTAACACCTGCAACGGGTACTTTGTCAACCGATCCGATCATTCACACGGTCCTCAAAGACAACAACGCATTTGGCAATAAACTACGGTTTACCGATTCAATCGGCCGCGCAAGCGACGCAACCGTAGGTAGCGACCGATACGCACACACCAACTGGCTTGGCCATTCATGGGCGGGCGCAGAGCCTTACTATGTTATCGACCACCTCACGGGCGACGGCTACTACATCAAGTACGTCGTTGACTCAGGCGACTATAACCTAACCAATGGGGCGGTCGGCAAGTCATGGCAAGATTGGATGACGGCTATACCATTGTTGAACCTTGCGGGCTTCAATGACTGGATGCCATTAGACTGTTGTTCGCTGCGGCCGCACATTAACAAGGCCAATATCTTCGAGAACTGGTCGGCTAACTTCTTCATCAGTTCACGTGCTCCAGGAGAGATCGCAGGGCAAACGGATAACCGTGTATCGTTCATCACGGGCGAGAATGCGAACAGCCTAAACTTCAACGCGGTTTATGATAGCGGCAACAGCTCGGCTATCTTCCCGACAACAAAGTCAACGTCTGCCAGCTTCATTCATACGATATCTAACGTATTCCCAATTCGCAGACATTACCCATAACAATATGAGAGTAGAACATAAATTCAGCGGGAGCTTCACGCATGGGGGAGCAGTTTACAAGCAGCCAACATGGCGGGTAGAGGGCTTGTCCTTTTACTATCACGAGCCGACGGTGAAGGTCTTTCTTTTTGTTCACGACGAGGACGGCAGGATGCAGTTAATAGACATCGACCTTGAGTTGACATCATTAACCGAGGCCAACGTCATCCTTGCCATTGAAGCATGGCTCGATGAAAGATCAGATAGAAACCAATAAGGCTTTACAGGCCTTTGGTACTGACCTTGTTGAATACGCTCAAGGCCAACTCAAAGTTACCCGAACTATCCGAGGCCGCAAGGTAACGAGGACGGCAACGGGTACGCTGGGCAATAGCCTATTTTACCAAGTCATCAAGCGACGAGAAGCGTATAGGATAGAGCTGGGGGCAAAGGGTGCGGGAGGTCGTTATGCGGCCTTTATCCATGAGGGCGTAAACGGCACGCAAGTGCAGGTCGGTAGCCCTTATTCCTTTCGAGGCAAATTTGTAAACATAGATGCCGTCAAGCAATGGATGAGGGTTAAACCCGTGAGGCTGCGTAATGCAGACGGGCAATTTATACCCAACACGGAGAGCAACTTTAACAGCGCGGCTTTCCTCATTGCGCGGGGCATTGCCAAGAATGGTATTCCTCCCGTGCCGTACTTCCAAGAAGCGGCAGACAGAATATACCCTAAACATGAACAGGCCTTAGCGGAAGCGATGGCGAAAGACTCAATAAAATGGCTATCACAATAACTCAAAGCCCAAACAACTTGATGATGAAGCGGTCGCCCATCATGTATGTTGCGACATCAACCAACGTAGCCCAACCCGACTTTCAATTTATTGTCGTGGTGAAGCAGGGAGCGACTACCTTGGGCAAGTATTACGTGCCATCGAACCCCGCCAACAGGCTCATTTTCGACGCGTCAACGGTGATTGATCGCTTTGTGAGGTTAGACGACCGCAGCGCACTGGGCATCATCCATGAGTTGCCACAGGCAGCCAATGAGATATTCAGCCCTGCGACAACAGGCATCGGCAAGTTCGACGTTGAGATAGGCGAGTACTACGGAGGCACGGAGTATCTGGCCTTAGCGACAGATACCTTCTACGCTATTGACGGGGCTACGCAGTACCGATTGGGACTCAATTACCCCTACAATGAATTCCAGCCCGACGGGAGCGGCAAGATAGGCTGGCTTACAGACCGCAAGAACTCAGGCAACATCTACGGGGCGGGTATTGAGGTGAAGGCAAGCAATACTGACTACGGTTCAATGTGCTTTCTCAATGACTCGACAGGCATCATCACTTCAAGTGCTTGGGGGGTGAGGTACTCGATCTATGACAATGTAGGTTTAATCGGTACTGAGGACATAGGCATCAACGCTACCAACGGCATCGGCCTACCTAACTCTACCAACGCGATTGACAAGCTGGCCTATATGGGAGTGCTTCCAGCCAACATCGGTGATGCAGACAGCCCGTTTACGTTAGACCCGGGTAGCGTAACATGGGAGTATTACGAGTTAACACTTATTAGCGTGGGGCTGACTGCGGTTAGCCTTCCATTACGGATCATCAACACGCCATCACCGTGCAAGCACGAAGCGAGCTGGTTGATGTGGCAGAACCAAGTGGGGGGATGGGATGTGTTTAGATTCGACGGCCGAACGGACTTCAAGACAGATACGAGTGGAAAGGATTATCAGAAGCTAATGGGCACTTATGGAGGTACTACATTTGGCTTTCAGACTTACGACCGTAGCAAGGATACATACTACATCAGTAAGACTTTATCAAGGACTATCCGAACGGACTTCATTACCACCGACGAACAAGACTTGTTGGCCAATGTGCTGCGCAGCCAAACGGTACTGACCAACTACAACGGCCAATGGCTACCTTGCAAGATTAGGACATCGAGCTACACGCAGACGCAATTTATGAGCAAGGTCAAGACGGTATCATTTGAAATTGAGATAGCACAGCAGGAACTATGACACAACTTATTATCGACGGGCAGGTTATCGACCTTTATGAGTCTGACCCGATCAACCTTAAATATCAGTTTACAGACGTTAACAACATACAGTCGTCAACTGGTTCGTTCAGCCAGACCTTTCGCATACCCGCAACGGAGAATAACTACGCGGTATTTGGCGACATGGCCAATGTGAACGACACGGTGTTCAACCCAAAGATCAAGGTCGATGGTATTATCAGCGTTGACACGTTACCCGTTATGAGGGGACACGTTCAATTCAAGAAGGCCTACATCATTGACGGCCAGCATGATGAATATGAGATCGTGTTCTTTGGCGAGGCGGTTAACTTGAGCCGCACGATCGGGGAGAAGAAGTTGCGAGATATTGACTTGTCAGCACTTGACCACGTGGTGTCTTGGATCAATGTTGCGGCAAGCTTTTTAGGCCTGCTATTTTCGGGCAACATACGATATGGGCTTATTGACAAGGGCAACGTGTGGGCTAACCAAGGCAACGGCAACGCAATCACCAATGACAACCCGCTTTACACGGGTAACTTCACGCCCTTTGTGAGGCTACGGTATTTGCTCAACGAGATATTTACCCAGAACGGCTTTACGATGGTATCGACTTTCTTCAATGCGGAGGATGACTACTACGTGCCTTACCACAACGGCAAGAACTACATCGTACCAGAGGGAACGCTTGAGGAGTTGCAATTCACCGCTGGCTTGAGTGCTGACAACGTGTTCACGGGCGGGGGGCAATACGCACTTACCAACTGGAACGATAGCACATCACCATTCTTTGACGTTGCTGGTGTATTCAACCCAGCCAATGGTAGATTTACAGCTCCGTTTGCAGGTACTTATGGCTTTGCCGTAGGGGCTACTATCACGAGTGCCGCATCTGGAATTACATGGGTTAACGTCAGACTGCGACGTGTAAGCGACGGGGTTATCATGTGGCAGTCAACGCCACAGATACTGGGGTTTGGCACGCAGTTTATAGCTGTCAACACAGGGCTTTCACTCACAGCAACAGACTACGACATTGTTCTATTGTTTACTGGTTCACCAACTGATCAATGGACTGTTGAGTCAGCGTTCAGTACATCACCATCGGGGGGTGGTACGTTTTGGTTCTTAGCCCCAACGGCAGTACCTCTTTACGGTCAGAACTGCATCGTCAGCAACAACGCCCCCGACATGAAGCAGATGGACTTCCTACGGTCGTTGCAAACGATGTTTAACCTTGTCTTTGTTCCCGATCCAAACGATCCTACCATCATCACCGTTGAGCCGTTCAACGACTACATGGCGACTGGGGCGGTCAAGGATTGGACTGAGGAGTTAGACACGTCAACCGATATTGTGATATACCCTACTACGGACATTCAAAGCAAGAACTACGAGTGGAGTTACACGGCAGACGGTGATATACTCAATCAGGCTTACGTTAAAAGTGCAGGGCGGGTGTACGGTAGATACCTTATCGAGGAGGCCGACAATGACTTTGCCGTTGGTGATAAAAAGCTACAATGTAAATTCGGTGCATACCCAGTAAACGCCATAACGGGTACAAACATACTCATTCATAAGAGCTACACCGATAGCGGGGCAACGGTGAGTAAGCCTTTGTGTAAGGTTGTTATTTATGGTGGTACGTATCCGACTACACCGCTGCCAAGGTTTGATGAGTCAGGCGGCACAATTATCACATTGTCGTCAATGCCGTACTTCGGCCACTACAACGCCCCTATACCATCGTTCTCAGGCGAGGACTTAAACTTCGGTGCTGAACAGCCCTTGCACCCGATCAACAGCAACCCATTCAACAATTTGTACAACACCTACTGGAGGGCTTACGTTGATCAGTTGTATAGTGCCACGGCACGGATGATGGAAGCCAACTTCTACCTTAGCGGGGTCGATCTGTCATCGTTTAGATTCAACGATCAGATATTCATAAAGGACGCATATTGGAGGGTGCTGAGCATTGACTACTCCCCTAACTCCAATACGACAAGCAAAGTGCAGTTGATTAAGGTGTTAAGCCCAATTCGGCCATGCGCGATAATACCCGATAGTTCTAACATTGACGGGTCGATCAACTTCATTGATGCAGACGGCAACCCTGCGGCTGTGAATCAGACGTGCTGCGAAGCCTTTGGCTACGTCTTTACGCAAGGCCGTTGTTATAGCTCGCTTGCACCCTCACCGATTGCACCAAGCACGCCAGCATTGGCAACGAGCAACCGCAGCAGCCAGAACAGCAACGGAAGTGGATTGAGCGCATTAGTAGGTAGCAACATTCAGGCTTCCTTTTGGAACGCTCTAGCCGTAGGTCGTGAGATCACCATAGGCGGAGATAGGCATATCGCCTTGGGCGAAGACATCGAAACGGGTGCGGCCGAGAACATCACCGCGATTGGTGCGGGTGTTAACGCCTTCCTTCAAGGTGAGCACTTCGGTGGGGGCTGGTGGTATGACGACTACTACTCGCTAAGGGGCTACGCCCAACACGGACAATTCGTGATGATCTACCAAGGCGACTTTGACCTTGGCGACACGGTAGAGTTGTTCGTCAACGGCATCTTTGACGAGCGCATCAACCTTCCCGCAGACACGAGCCTAACCGTTAAGATGACCTTTGCAATTCAGTACGAAGACTTGACACCCCCGCCTGCGATCATTAGCGAGGTATTGGAGTTCAATGACCTTTGGACTAAGTACCCGCTTGCAGGCACTTATAGCGTTGGGGCGTTTGCTCCTGACTTTCAACGCGGGGGCTTTGGCGGTGTCATCACCTGCACGATTGACACGACGACAGACACATCGCAGCATAGGGTATTGCTGACCAATACCAATAGAGCCAACACAGAACCAACACGAATAATATGCGTAGTAAGATATACAATGGCGACCTTATAGGTGAGGCCATGCGTAAGTTAATCAAAGAAGGCAAGCGCAAGCGTTGGCCGATATGGCACTACGTGCTTGACATTGTGCTTATGATGAGTTGGTACTTGGCGGTGCTTGCAGCATTTATCTGGTTAATAGTTATCTTGACATGAAGAAGCAGATCATCTTAGAGTACGACGCGCAAACGGGCAAGGTCGAGCAAGGCCTTGACAAGGTCAAGGGCAAGCAGAAGGAAGTTCAATCGGGGGCAAAAGATATACAGCAGCAATATGGTGGACTAACATCAACGGCTGACAGGTTTACGGGTGGGCTTGTTAGCGGCTTTGTCAATGGTTTGGCGGCCATCAAGAAGGGAATTGTTGGCTTGCAGCTATTCAAGTCTGCATTGATAAGCACGGGCATAGGTGCATTGATCGTTGCAGCAGGCAGCCTCTTTGCGGCCTTCCAGCGTATACAAGGTGTACAAGACGCATTTAAGGCGGGCAGCGCGGCACTTGGCACGGTGCTTGACAAGTTGTCGGACGTAGTAGCAAGCCTTGGCCAATGGTTAGTCAACGCCTTTAAGAACCCACAGCAAGCGATCAAAGACCTTTGGAACTTGATCAAGGAAAATATAGTCAATCGCTTTGAGGGCATAATAGACCAAGCGAGAGCGTTAGGCCGCACACTCAAAGCAGCCTTTACGCTCGATTGGGATGAGTTGACGGCAGGGCTTGAGGACTACGGCAACGCATTGATCAAGACAAGCACGGGCGTTGAGGATGCGATTGGCAAGATGCGTGATTTAGGTGGTGAGATGGCCAAGGCAGCGCAAGCAGCCTACGATTTGGCACAGGCTGAGAACGCACTTAAAGATGCCACGATAGGCAACACGGTAGCGCAAGCCGAAAACAACCGCGAGATAGCACGGAACAGATTGATCGCGGCAGATGTAACTAAAAGCATTGATGAGCGAAAGGCCGCTTTGGAAGCGTCACTTAAACTTGAACAGGCTAATATGGAGGCATCGGTAGCATTGGCAGCCGAAGAGCTACGCATACAGCAAGAACGCATGGCGTTGAGTAATTCAATGCGTGAGGATTACCAGAAGGAGGCGGAGTTAAAAGCTAAGTTGATCGGGTTAGAAACGGCTTCATTAGAAGGGTCAAGACGTATGGTGAGCCAGTTGTCAGGCTTTAACGCCCAGATCGCAGCCGAAGCGGAGGCGTTGCGACAAAAGCAAATAGAAGCAGCCAAGAAGCGAGCCGAGGAGTTGGCCGTTATTGCAGACTTCACGTTCCAGACATTTGCCACCGAGCAAGAGAAGGAGCTTGCAGCGGTCGAGAAAAAGTACAACGAGATGGTCGCCTTGGCGCGCAAAAACAGGCAGGACACAGCACAGATCGACGAGGCTTACGAGGCACAACGGTTGGCTATTCAACAGAAGTACGCGGACATCGAAGCGCAGAAGCAGAAGGACAAAGAAGCTAAAGACCTCGAAGCACAAAACAAGTTGCTTGAGAACGAGGAGAAGATACGTCAAGCGTTGTTTGAATTTAGGGCAAGCGAGGAGGAGTTGGCCATACAGAAGGAGTACGAGAAGTGGGCTAAGCTGATTCAGATAGCCGAGGTCGGAAGCGAGGAGTACAACACATTACTTGCCACACAGGAGAAGGCCATAGCAGAAGTAAAGGCCGAGTTCCGCAAGAAGGAGGAGGAGGACGAGAAAGCGTTGCAGCAGTCAAAGGTTCAGTTTACGATGGATTCTACCGTTGCCATACTTGGATTGATTCAGCAAGCCACACAACTCAACGAAGCGCAAAGCAGACGGGCGTTCAACATTAACAAGGCCGCATCTATGGCAACAGCAGGTGTGCAGACGGCCTTGGCTGTTACGGCAGCATTGACGGCTGGGGGCAACCCAATTAAGTTGGCGACGGGTCGGCAGTTCATCGAGGCTGGAATTGTGGCAGCAAACGGAGCATTGCAGATAGCCAAGATCGCTAAGACCAAGTACAACAGCCCAGACACATCACCCGCGACAGCCCCGTCTTTAGGTGGTGGCGGTGGCGGTGGTGGTGGTGGTGGTGGTGGTTCAATACCCGCCATCGACCTGAGCAGCCTACAACAGGGGGCTAACCAAACGGCAATAAAGGCGTATGTGGTTGCGCAGAACGTGAGCAGCCAACAGCAAGGAGTTCAACTTATACAAGATCAAAGTAGATTATGAGAATCATAGAGATGATAATGGTAGATGAAGACTACCACGGAGTGGATTTAATTTCACTCGTTGACGCACCAGCGATCGAAGAGAACTGGATAGCGTTAAATGGCGATGTGAGGTTGCAACTTGCAGACCAAGACAAGCAACTACTCATCGGGGCGGCATTAGTGCCTCTCAAGCCCATCTACCGACGCAACAGCGAAGGCGAGGAGTATTACATTCACTTCTCAAAAGAAACGATCGAAAAGACGGCTTACCGCTTCATGCGCCACGGGCTACTGGGCAACACCAACTTGCAGCACGATGAGAAGCTAAACGGCAACACCGTAGTTGAGAGTTGGCTTGTGATGGATGAGCGCGACAAGGCCTACGCTTTGGGGCTTAATCCGCCTATCGGTACTTGGATGGTCGCCATGCAAGTTGAGGACAAGCAGTTCTGGGATGAGTACGTCAAGACTGGCAAGGTGAAGGGCTTCAGTATAGAGGGTGAATTTGCCTCGCGCATCTACCTTGACAAGGCCAACATCAAGACGGACAACCGACACAAGAACGGCAAGCGCATCGAGATGGAAAGTTACAGCGACTACCCCGATGCGGTAAAGAACAACGCCAAGCGAGGCATTGAACTGAACGAAAAGAACGGCAACCGCTGCGGTACTCAGGTGGGCAAGGTTCGTGCGCAACAGTTAGCCAAAGGCGAGGCGGTGAGCTTTGAGACGGTTAAGCGAATGTACAGCTACCTCTCAAGGGCGGCTGAGTATTACGACGAGGGCGACACGTCAGCCTGCGGCACTATCTCGTATCTCATGTGGGGCGGCAAGGCTGCGCTGCAATGGGCGGAAGGTATTGTCAGCGAGCAAGACGAGGAGGGCGTTGCCATGATCGCGCATGACTTTTTGATGGACTTCGTTGGACTGGATGACGACGAATAGTTATTGTGTTAAACATCATAAACATGAGTGTATTAGACAGCGTGGCAAAGATCTTCGCCAAGTACAACATAAAGTTGGAAGAAGAAGACAAAAAAGACATGAAGTTGGCCGAGGGTACTTTAGCCGACGGTACAATGATTTATTCGACTGCGGAGTCGTGGGCGGTTGGCGTTGACGTTGCGGTTAAGAATGAAGACGGTGAACTTGTTGCGGTTCCAGACGGGGAGTACGAACTTGATAACGGCATTATGATTGTCGTTAAGGATGGCTTGCTTGAGTCGATCGTTGAACCTACGGCCGAGGAGGTCGAAGAAGAGACCGCAGCAGGCGAAGAGAAGAAGGATGAGGAGTTGGCAGCCATCAAGCAAGAACTTGAGGATATGCGATCGGCCTTCAACACGCTTAAAGCTTCATTGTCAGCAGACATCAAAGCAAAAGACGCAGAGATCAACGCGTTAAAGTTGGCACAGGCAAAGCGACCAGCAAAAGCACCGCAGCCGAAAGCCGAGAAAGTAGAGTTAAGTAAGTTAAACCCACGAGAGCGAGCGTTCGCGATCTTTAATCAATTTTAATTATGCCATCTTTGGATATCGTATCAAGTACGTACGCAGGGGAACTTGCTAAACCGTACGTCGCTGCCTTAATCTTGTCAGCGGACTCAGTAGTTAATCGCTACGTAACATTGCATGAAAACGTAAAGCACCGCTTGGTGTTGAAGAAGTTGTCGGGTGATGTAATTCAAGACTTTGCGTGCGACTTCGTCGTACCAGAGGAAGCTAACCTTGACCTCACCGAGATCATCTTAGAGCCTTCGCGCTTAATGGTTAACGAGCAGTTCTGTAAAGAGCAGTTCCGCGACGATTGGGATGCAATGCAGACAGGCCGTGGATTTATCAACGACCAGATCCCATCTGACTTCCAATCGTTCTTGTTGCTTTACCTCGCATCAAAAGTGCAAGAGGGCATCGAGCGTGCGATCTGGCAGGGCAACTTCAACAGCACCGACTCAAGCACCACAGGCGGAAACTCAGTTGCTTACTTTGCTGGCTTATTGCGTCAGGCCGTGATTAACACAGCGACGATCGGCAACGAGGAGTTGGTAGCAGGTGCGTTCACGCCCGATGCGAACGGTACAACTGGCATCTTGACCCACTTGGATGACTTGGTAGGAAACGCCCCTGACACGGTTCAGAACGCGAGCAACACGGTTATCTACATGAGCAAGAAGTCTTTGTTCTTGTTGCAGCGTGCAATGGCTGGTCTTGCGGTAACAAGTGGCGGGTACTCACCTACCTTCGTAGGCGATCCACGCCCGACTCAGTTCTTGGGCTACCCAATCATCACACCCGCTGGCTTTGCCAACGATTGTTTGTTGATGACCTACGTGGACAACCTCCACTTTGGAACTGACCTCACGTCGGACTTCAACCAAGCGGTTGTAGTTGACATGACCCAGACCGATGCGAGCGACAACGTTCGTGTTGCAATGCGCTTTACTGGTGGTTGCCAGATCAGCAGCCCAGAGGATGTTTCAATCGTGCGTCGCACATCATAACACATAGCTATGAGTTGTGATTTAACGCAAGGCCGCTTATTGCCATGTAAAGATGCGATAGGCGGTGTCAAGGAGATCCTTTGGTGTGTTGCCAGTAACGTCGAGTTCGACGCCTTGGTAGGTGGCGAGCTGACAGACATATTGAGCAACACAACCTTTTACCGATGGGAGATCAACCGCAACAGCGGTGTATTCGACCAGACGGTAACAGCATCGATGGAGAATGGCACAGTGTTCTTTTCTCAGGTCTTGGCTTTCAATATGCCAAAGATTGAGGCCTTGGTCAACGAGGAGCTACACAATGCCATGAAGAATCGCCTTGTTATTATTGTGCATGACAACAACGACAATTGGCACGTAATGGGTTACCGTTTCGGTGCTGAAGTGTCAGGCGGTGGCGTAAAGACAGGTACAGCCAAGGGCGACCTTAACGGCTATGAGAACAACTGGACGGCTGAGGAGAAAGAACCAGCACCATTGTTGTCTTTCGCTTTGAACGATTCAACGGCCGTAGCTGGTTTGACTGGCACGGTAGTGATTAGCCCAGCCTACTAATCGAGTAGGCGGCAAGTATAGTATTGGGGAGGGCTTAAATCCTCCCCTTTTTTTTAACTTTATGCCATGATTCAACTCGCCCCGAATAGCGCAGCGCAGACGATATACCTAACCTTGTTTGAGAACAGGCGAGATCTACCCGCGTTCACGACCTACCTTATTGAGTTGGAAAATGTGATGAGTCGTGATATGCACTACTTCATCGCTAACGTGGTGGTTGAGAATGACCGCTACACCGAGATCACGATAGCGACTAACTCGGCCACGCCACTAAGCGGTAACGTATTGATCACGGAGACGGGGCAATATTGGTATCGCGTTTATGGCCAGAACAGCCCTACTAACCTCGACCCGACGTTGACCGTTGGAAGGGTGGAACTTGGTGTATTGCAAGTGATGACGCAAGAGGTGTACTTTGAAACAGATAACCCGTCAATACCAGATAACATAGTGTATTATGAGTAAGATCGACGTAGTTAAATTAAGTGCTTACGCTGAGACATCGTACCGCGAGTACGTTCAGCAGGGGCAAGAGTACGTGTACTACGGTAAGGACAACCTATACCCGCAGTACCTCATCGACCTCTACAACAGCAGCCCCGTTCACCATGCCTTAGTTGTAAGTATTGCTACCATGATCTACGGTGATGGCGTGCAAGGCGATGAGATAATACAAGAATGGGTATTGAGTAATAAGTTCGACGACGAACTACGCAAGACGTGCCTTGACTTAAAGCTTCAAGGCGGCTTCATTTGGGAGGTCGTGTGGAATAGCGATGGCAACAAGATATTGAGCGTTAAGCATAGCCCCTTTGAGCAATGGCGAGCGGGTCAGATGGACGAGGACGGCAACATTACACGGATGTTTCATTGCATAGACTGGGCGCAACGCAACCTACACAAGGTAACCGATTGGCCTACTTTTAACCCAATGAACAGCGAGGACGTGCAGATCATATATTGCAAGCCGTTCACGGTTGGCTCAATGTACTATCCAAAGCCCGACTACATCGGAGCGATTAACTGGGTGGAGGTTGACAAGCAAGTGAGCATCTTCCATAACAACAACTTGCAGAACGGCATGACGCCAGGATTTTCAATCCACTTCAAAAACGGCATACCGCCAAAGATTGAGCGTGATGAGATC